ACCAAAATAAATTTGAAATTTACCACTTTTATTTTCTTGTAAATAAAAAACTTCTGATGTTGTAGTGACATTCAAAATATCGGTTACTTTATTGTAAACTGTTACTTGCGTATTTCCTGCGGTAGGAACTGAAGTTACTTTAATTGTAGTGGTATCGATATTTGCATCAGGTAATGAAAATATTTGTTTTGGATTAGATGCTTGATAGTGATTGAAAACATAAGTAACTAATTGACCTTCGTAAATATTTAAATTTTCAAAATAATATTGACTATTTGCTTTTGATACTGTGGTTTCTTCTAATACCACAAAATTATAGGACGTATTGTCAATTTGATTTGATAAAAATGCAAATCCGGCAGGAATAGTCATACTACCCGAATTACTTGTTGCAGATTGTGCAGTAAAATTAATTATTGCAACAGGTGCTCTTTGTGAATAAGGAACATATCCTAAAGTTTTAGCATGCGACACTACTGAATCTCTTAATAATGCGGTGTCAAGAAAAGACTCATTTGCAACCATGTTTAAATAGTATGCATTATAATGAGTATTATAGGCTAATAGATCAATTAAAACACTTAAACCCGAACCATCGAAATCGTAGTCTGTGAATTCCGCTTGCTGATTTAGGAAAGTTTTAAGATTATTTTTGATTGTATCAAAATCAAGTTCAGTAACTCTTAAACTGTTTGCCATTTTTATCTAATCCGTTCTAAGAAAAAATTAATTGTAATTGGATTTGAATTGTTGATTAAAAAAAACTCAAGCTGCACTGCATATTTGTTTTCATCTGGTGTTGCAATTGCAGTGACCTTTGAAACTTGGGCTCTTGGTTCAAAATTGAGAATCGTTTCTTCAATTTCTCTTTCAATTTGCGCTGCCATAACCGTATCGACATTTTCAAACAATAGCCTTCGAATATTACTTCCCAATTCAGGTTGAAATGGTCGCTCATAATGATTTGTCAAAACAAGATTTTTAATTGAATTAATAACAGCAAATTCACGTTTATGAACATTAATATCTTTGCGAATTGGATGAATATTAAAATTTAAATCCAAGTCAATAAAATTTCGTGTAAAATTATCGTTTTTTGTGATTGTTGCCATTGTCTATTTATTCAACCTCCGGCAAAAACATTTGAAGAACCCGCAGCCACAGAAGTGCATCCAGACAAAGCATCTCCAACTCGGCCGGCACCTTTTCCATTCACAAAAACTTTTGAAGAGCCTGTGGCAATTGGAGCATTATGTGCTGGACAAGGAGAGCCTGGAAGTAAATGGACTGTGTTCACATCGCCTTGCCGAGACCAAGGAATACCATTGACAAAAACATTGCCAGAACCTACTGCTCTAACCATTCCTGAGCAATGTGCGGAATCTGCATCTCCAACTCTTGTTGCTGCCGGCATCTTATATCCTAATCGTAGTAAGTATCCATAAATGAACGAATACCTTCAAAATCATTCATTATTTTTTGTGTTACTGTAATTGTTTCTGTACCTGAATCATAATTAACAGTAATTTGATATGTTTTGGTTTCAAATTGTCTTGTATCTTGAGTTAAATCATATAGTTCTTTTTTTGAAGGCATATTTTGCACTCCAACAACTATTGTAGGAGTTTCTATTTTATTGCTACTGCCTTTACTTACATATTTAAAAGTGTCTAAAAAAGGATCCACATATTCACCAATAATAGTCGCTAAAATTGGACCAGAAGTTACAGTTATACCAGGTTCTGAAATTCCAGTTGAACTTGCACTCACAATAATGTTCGATTCCATTTCATCACCTGAAGCAGTAATTGTTGCATTTACTGTTCTTACAGACCTGGTGGTTGACTGTATTTCTGTTGGAGAATCTCCTGCAGGTGAAACAACAATACTAATGGCCATTTGTTTCTCTTTTCATTAATTCTTGCAATCTTTCATTCCAAGAATCAATTTCTTCGTGTATTTCTTCAGTGTGTGGTGGATCAGGAACCTCTGGTTTAAAAGAAATAACATTATCAAATACTTCAGGTATATCTTCATACTTTGTATAAGTCTTTAGTTCTTTTCCTATCAATATAACAAATTCATGTGCCATATTAGTTCAAATCAATACGAGGTGCAGTGAATGACATATTTCCACCAGATGTAACGGTATATGTACCACCAACTTGTTCATTATAATTACCGCCCACAGTAACGTCTACATTACCATCAATTTTAACTGACGCATTTTTTTTCACATAAATCTCTGCATTTCCCTGAACAGTAATATTACATTTGCCCATAATATAGACATTATCATCTTTCATAACGATACTATATTTGTCTTTTGTTATTTTTTCTACTCTATCGCCATCAGGATACCATTCAGTAAAACTGCCATTTCGATGTGCAATATGAATTCGTTCTTTTCCTGGTGTATCATCATATTCCACAATGTGCCCTGATTCAGTTTCCATAACATTGTTATATGGATAAACAGCTCCATATTTTGTTTCTGGCTCATTCCATGTTGTTGTAACAGTTGGAATGCTACTTACCTTATTGTCTTTTCTTTCTTGAATAAATGTTTTTGTAATTGTATCAGAATCATTTCGTGCTAATCGTGATGTAGTTGGTTCATCTAAATTTAATGGATAATTACTTGCTTGTGTCTTTTCAGTAATTACAATACCTGTGCCATCAGTATTATATGTTTTCTTTTCTGGATTTCTTGGTGATGCTTTAAGTTCATCAGAAGTTCTTGGGTCACTATATGCTTCTTGAATATTTGCAGCTTTAAGTGCAATACTTGGAAAAGAACCGATTACTACAGGTTGTTGAGCCATTTCACCATCCATAAAAAATCCAAATACCATATCGCCCTCTTTTGGACAATATGAATTTGTATTGTTCATTGGAAGTACAACTTGAGCCCACGGTAACGCATCAGTTGGCAATTGCATTTTATTGTCAGCATTCCAACCAACACAACGAACTTTTAATCGTCCGAGTTTTAATGGGTCTTGTCTGTTTTCAACAAATCCAATCCACCATACAAATCCACCAGCACCAGCAAAATCTTTATTATTTTCCATGTTAATAGTTCATTATCAGTTTTGTTTGTGCTGGATTGCTCTCTGGGATAAATTCATTGTTCGTTGAGGTTGTTCCACATTCAATTATTGTTTCGTGTTTTTCAAATCCAATAATATGCCTCGAAGCGATAATGATATACTTACCACTTAAACTTGGGTCATTATTATCATCGCCTTCTGCTTTTCGACCAAAGCTGGGTGCTTCAAGATTGATATTAAAACCTGAAGTTAATTGAAAGTTACCTGGCATTGCCAATTTAATTCTTTTGCTCATCAAAAGATTAATAATTGCCTTTCTTTGAAATAGCCAATTTTCAATATTATCAAGTTTGGACATAAGTGTGGGTTCTTTATCTTTAATATACTTACTCAATTGTTTTGCAGTATCCATAAAAGACATGGATTTCTTTGCATCATATGCTTCTGTTGCAGAAACACCAGCTCGATTGATAATTACGGATTGATTTGGATTTTCATTTGCATGTTTCATGGTCTTAAATACATCAGCAAATCCAATTTGTTTTTTAGCAGTAGTTCTGGTTATTGGATCAAATCCAATAAATTGGCCTGCATTAACACCAGACCTTGTTTTTTCTATCATATCTGTTTGTTCCACAACTTCTAAGGCTCTTGCAGAACTCATTTCTGTTAGTGCATTTGATCCCGATGAATTTTTAAGTTCAAATTTTACATTTAATAAATCTTCTTGTGTTAATAGTTTTGAAAGAGATACAAAATTATATCCAACAATATTTTGAAAGAACATATAATTGGGTGCTTGATTTTGATCTACAGCTCTTTTTGCACACCACTCAATAGCATCTAATGGTTTTAAATTTGGCATGACAAAACTGCGAATGCCAGTGGTAGGTTCAAAAATACCACCAACTTGATTATCTGGAACCTTCAAATAATTTACCAGAATTTTTTCAACAACTTTTGAATATGTTCCTTCAAACGATTGTGTAATTCTTTGTTGATCAGAAAAAATTTGTTCATCAGAAACAAAATTTAAAACAAATAATTCATTACTCAAACTTTCTGCTTTTCTGTCGGATTGTTTATAGATTCGAAAAGCTTTATGAAAATTTGCAATATCAGATCCCGCGGACTTTGAAATATCAATCAATATACTTTCAGAACCATCAAATAATAGTCTACCAGAAAGACCAACAGAATCACGAATAAGAATATTTCCACTCATCACAGGCGTAAAAAGAGAATCAAAAATATTGATTTCTTCATAGATGTTGGCAATATCAATTGGGCCTGCTTTGGTTACAAGCACCAATTCATTAACTATAAATTGCGTGGATTTTTTAGCTGAAAAACTCATTCTTTGATTACTTTCTTAAATTCTTTTTCAATCGCAGAAACAAATTCTGGCTTTACAAGTCTAATACTTCTTTTTTGTTCATTCAAATCATTTTCATAATCATAATATGTTTCTTTTTCTTTTGTAATAGTTAGCGTAATTACTGAATTATCTTGTAATGTGTAATTTGTACTTGACGGGGCAACATTTGCCCATGTATTTGCATCAACCTCAAGTTTTTCAGTAATTGAGATATTATCAACATTTGTTCTTTTTACCACCTTATAATATGCATGAACATTATTTACATTCATTGCCCATGAAAGTCCAGTAACACTTGTATTTGCAGTATCCGCATAATTGTTTGCAGAATATTTTTGATCAATATATTTAATAAGAGTGGAATACTGTAATGGCCAATCATATTGTGGATCAAAAATGTCGTTGAACATCAATACAATCCAGTGTCTTTCAGGATTGTCATAAAACTTGGATGCTATAATTTCTGGTGTATCACTTTCTTGCACATCGTATTTGTAAAATGCAGAAGAATTTTCTTTGAGAGTGGTTTCAAAACCAAAACGTGAAATAATATTTGTTACTGCATCAAGATTGCCAGTTCGATTATTGGCAGTATATAATGTTTTTGGAAAGTAATTAAAATATTTGGCCATTATTTCGTTTCCTTTAATTCCATTTCACTCTATTCCACCGAGTTCGAAGAACGATAAGCTGTTTGGCTCAACTGGGCGGGTCAGTTTCATGTATTATACCCACCTTGTCCGGTAATACTAGCCGATGGCGTCGGCATTGGAGCTTTTGCAATACCTATCAAATCAGATCTAAAATCTTGTTTTGTAAGATATGTAACTTCTTGGAATGATAGTGCCATTTGAATTGATACTGGCATACCCGTGCGACCTAATGCCGGCAAATCTTCACCGGGCACTTCATATGCCGAAAATCCATTTGGTGCATAGTTTGTGTCCATGTTAGTTAAAATACAAGTTGCAATTTGTGGAATATTTGGATTTTCTGCACCACCATAATAAAAGCGAATATCAAATTCAGATGGAGGAATCAAGAAACCACCAGAGCTTTCTTTCTTTTCCGGAGCCTGATGAAACCTAAATGATTCAATGATTTTTTGAACCTCAAGGGCTTCACGTTCACTCCTTGGATAAAATATAAAATCAAATTGAAATTTTCTAAAGTCTGGAGATTTATAAATCATCTCTAACATTGGATTTGTTACTTGACCCATCCCGGCCGCTGTGATCGCGCGAATTGATTGTGATTGGCCAGTGTTTTTCGCTAATGTTTCGGATAGTTTTTTAGCAAGATTGTCGCCTAAGGCTGATATTGCCGCTCCGCCGGCCGCAAAGACGCCCTCTTTTTTGAATTTATCCATAACACTTTCACCTGCCGCAAGGGTCTGACCAAGAGCTTCTTCACCAAGATTCAATTGTTCAAAAGACTGTGCATAAGAATACTGAAGTGTGTCTGGCATATAAAGAGCAATTGCATCTTTTGTGAGCCTTGTGTTTCGTAGAAAACTTAAACTACCGCCAGTTATTCTTTTAATTGAGGTATCCACAACTTCTTGTGTACTCTGAGAACTACCGGTAAATTTAACATTTGATTGAGCAAAAAGATTACCCACACTGCTTGTGACGCTCGTGCCAGCTTTACTAAGTGCAGAACCTATACTGCCTGGAGTACCAGAACCTGGAATTTTAGATATTGCAGAATTAATTTTTCCCAATATTGAGCTTCCAAATTTTGAAATTGAATTTGAGTCACCTGAAGCTTCTGGAATAGTTATTGGCGGTCCTATTCCACCCGAACCTTCTTTAAATTTTTTTATAAAACCTCCACTAGCGGCTCTTGACGCGAATTGTGATGACGATTTTATTTGCTCACGAATATAAAATACAACATAATGTCCTTTGTCGTAATTACCTATATCTAAAGGAAATCTAAGTGTTTGTCTTTCAAATCCACTCGAAGCCAATGGAGCCAAAGGTCCTTTTCTTTGAGCCGATCGACCTTTGTTAAATTTGATATCTCCAAGTCCGAAAAATGACATATATGTGTCCTATAAGTTAGATAGATAATATTTATGTCGTATAAAGGATGGTTTCAACCAAAAAACCCAAGTAAATACAAAGGTAATGCAACCAACATTATCTACCGTTCCAATTGGGAATTAAGAGTAATGAAGTGGCTGGACGACAATCCAGCAATCATATGGTGGGCATCCGAAGAATTCCCAATACGATATGTCTCACCAGTTGATAACAGAATCCACAGATACTTTCCAGATTTCATTGTCAGGACCAAGAAAAAAGACGGTTCAGAGCAAACCTCAATACTGGAGATAAAGCCATACAAACAGACGATAATGCCATCACAAAAACGCAAGACTAAGAGACATCTGGTAGAGATTGCAACCTATGCCATCAATCAGGCAAAGTGGAAAGCTGCTGATTTGTTCTGTAAGGAGCATGGATGGCATTTTCAACTACTTACCGAAAAAGAATTGGGACTTTAAGATAAATAATCAAATGGCTACACTAATTGAAAAAATTCGATCATCTTTGGCGAAAGAGGGTCTTACGCCACGGACAGACGCCGCTCGAGCATGGCTGAGACAAAAAGTAAAAGATTTGCGTCCTTCTCCCATCTCAATGATGCGGGATAGACAGCGGCTTCGTCAAAGATCGTTTATTGGTCGTATGTATTTCTATTTTTATGATCCAAAGAATAAAGATACGCTACCATATTATGATAGATTTCCATTGGTAATTCCAATAGAACGCTATCCTGATGGTTTCTTGGGATTGAACTTGCACTATATTCATCCAAAGTATAGAATCACACTTTTAGATAAGTTGAGTGATGTGACAACAAATGACACATTTGATGAAGAAACAAAATTGCGTATTAGTTATGAATATTTATCTGCAGCATCAAAAATATTTGAAGCAACACCATGCATTAAAAGATATCTGTTTAATCACATTAAATCTAGGTTTTTAGAAATTACAGCAAACGAATGGGATATTGCAGCATTATTACCAGCAGAAGCTTTTATTGGTTCAACCAAAACTAAAGTATTTTTAGACTCACGGAAAAAATTCTAATGTCATTCTCACCAAACGTATTTCTCTCTAATATTAGAGTTAAAAATGGTTTAGCAAGACCTTCTCGATTTGAAGTCGTTTTGCCCATACCTCCCTATATTAACTCATTTATAGGAAATTCACTTCTTTCAAAGATTTTGAATTTTCCAAATTCCGTATTTTCGGATATTACAGATGCAATTGGTGGTGCCTTTAGTCGCACACAGCAGGGAGATGAACAATCGCGCAGTGCAAATTCTTCAATGTCACGCTATTTGGCATTACAATGTGAAACAGCAGAATTACCAGGCAAAACATTTGCAACAGCAGATATAAAAATCTACGGTCCTACTTTTAAAGTGCCATATCAAACACAATATACAGATATGTCGCTCACATTTTTGTGTACCAACGATTTTTCGGAAAGAAAATTATTTGAGCGTTGGATGGATGCAATTATGCCATCTGATACAAACAATCTGAGATATCCAAAGGGCACACAATCTCGATATATGACAAACATTAAAGTCATTCAATATGATGAATTTATCAGACAAATTTTTGCAGTAGAATTAATTGACGCATTTCCCATTGGAGTTGCACCACAAGCATTGAATTGGGGCGATGATTCTTTTCATCGTTTATCAGTACAGTTTGCCTATCAGAAATATAGACCAATTTATGAAGGCACTTACAATCTTGCCGCAGCTGCTACTGCATTGTTTGGCGCGGGTCTTTCAAGAATTTTACCACTTGGTCGTGCATTATAAAATTTAACGAAGCGAGGATATTATGTCTTTACCTAAAATTGATGTACCTGTATATGAAATAAAACTGATTTCAACTGGAAAAATAGTTAAAATTCGTCCATTCTTGGTGAAAGAACAAAAATTGTTTTTAATGGCCAGCGAGTCGGAAGATCCAAAAGAAACAATTCGTGTTATTCGTCAAGTATTGAAGAATTGCATTATTGATGAATTGGATATTGACAATTTACCTACCTTTGACCTCGAATGGTTATTCTTACATCTTCGTGCTCATTCGGTAGAAGAAGTTGTTGATTTGAAATATAAATGTAATAATATGATTAAAGATGAACAGGGCGAAGAAAAAAAATGTAGTGGAACGGTTGATTTTAAATTAAATTTATTAGAAGTACAACCACATCATTCTGAGGGACATACCAATAAATTCATGATTACTCAAAAATTAGGCTTATGCTTAAAATATCCAACTTTTGAGTTAATTGAAAAATATGAAGCCTTAGATGAAAATCAAGTTTTGTTGGAAATTCTTGTGGATTGTGTTGATTATATCTATGATAGTGAAGCCATTTATTATGCTAAAGATTCTACCCGTGATGAAATTCGTGAATTTGTGGATAATCTTCAACAAAAAGATTTGGAAAAAATTAAAAACTTTTTTGAAACAATACCCGAAATTAAAAAAGACCTTGATTTCAAATGTCCCAAGTGTGGTTATAATGAACAAATTACACTAAAAGGTCTACAAAATTTTTTCGGCTAATTCTTCGTCATGACACATTAGGTAACTATTATCAGACAAACTTTGCTTTAATGCAGCATCACAAATATAGTTTGACTGAACTTGAAAACATGTTGCCTTGGGAGAGAACCATTTATGTGAATCTCTTGGTAGACTATTTAAACAAAGAAAAAGAACGAATGGAATTACAAAAACAAACGAGAAAAAAACGCTAAATGGCCACTAAAGATAAATTTTCCATTCTTGCTCCTTTAGCAAAAGAATTGGGATATAAAGATGTCAAAGAGATGCGAGATGCTCTCGGTAAAGGTAAAAGTAGCGATAGAGAAAAATTAGGTTCCGGGAAAACTGGTTTCTTGGGTGGCCGTAAAGTGGGAAGTGGTTTTGGTGAAGGTATACAATCTCGCCTTATAAAAGGCGCTTCGATAAAAGAATCTGTTGCTGGTGGATTCAAAGATTTTAAAGAATCTTTTTCCAAAGAAAATATTAAACGCAGACTATTGGAAAATACCTTTAGTGGCAAAGGTATTGTTGACAAATTTGCTCGTGGGCACTTAAAGAAAAAATTCGGAATAGCAGCTGGTGAGAAAAAAGAAGGAGCAGGAAAAGCTGGTGAGAAAAAAGGAGGAGCAGAAGCAGAAAAAGAGGGTTCTGATAACGGTAGTGGAATAGGTGGTGACTCAGCATCCTATCTTCAAATAATTGCCAAAAATTCGATGTCATTTCATTTGATGTCGAGAGACCTGAATGTTTTAAGACAAAATATTGTTACATTAACAAAACTTGAAGCAGGAAAATATAATAAAGATAAACCGAAAAAAAAGCAAGTTAGTGCCGCGGTAAGCGCAGATGCTTTTTTTCTCCGTGAAGATGAACGTGAAGCGAAACTTGAAGCGGAAAGAGCTTCTCTAAGCAAACCAACTCAGGTTGGAGCTGATGAAAAAGAAAAAGAAAAAGAAGATGGTGGAGGTGGTTTACTTGAAAGCATCATGAGTTTATTTACCGGTGGTATTTTAAGCTCCCTTAAAAGTTTATTTAGTCCTATGATGCTTCTAAAATTATTTTCAAAAATATTTGTACCTGCAACAATAATAATATCTCTCTTTAAAGGTATCATAGCTGCTTGGGAAAAATGGAAAGAAACAGGCGACTTAAAAGAAGCAGTTATTGCAGGATTAGGCGCAATTGTAGATTTTCTTACTTTTGGTTTTTTTGGAGAGGATTCAGTAAGAAATTTATTTTCTAAAATTGAAAGTTTTATCAATCCTGTAATTGATACAATCAAAGATGTATATTATAAAGTAAAAGATTGGATTGTCAATAATGTTGGTATTCCCAAAATAGATTTGGGTAATTGGTTTGGCAAACCAAGATCAATAGGTCCTTGGTATCCATTAAAGTCAAATCCAAAAAGTGCAGAAGATGAAAAAAGCGATAGGGGTGCAGGAGGCGCGGAGCCAAGCAAACCGCCAAGCGGTGAACCGATACCAGCAGGGACAGATGGAGCAGCCGGAGCATCAGGAGCAGCAGGGACAGATGGAGCAGCCGGAGCATCAGGAGCAGCAGGAGCAGCAGGGACAGATGGAACAGCAGGAGCAGCAGGGACAGATGGAACAGCAAGAGCACTAGGAGCAGCAGGAACAGATGGAGCAGCAGGAGCACTAGGAGCAGCAGGGACAGATGGAACAGCAGGGACAGATGGAGCAGCCGGTGGTTATGGAACACCTTCTACCACTTCTACAAGATCTCCCACTTCTGTTCCTGCTCAATCTTCTCTTGCTGAATATGTTCGAACAAAAGAAGATGCAGAAATAGAAAAAGCCCTCTCTGAGGGCCGAACGCTTACTCCAGAACAGCGCAAAAGAGTAGAAGAAGTTTCTACAATGAAAGCTGGACAAAGCACTGTATCACGAATGCCAATGAGTGGTGCAGCAGGAGAACAACAATTAGATATTTCAGCAACTCCTGCAAGTGAACCAGATTCTTCTGGGTTAGGAGAAACCGGCGGTTCTAGTAAAAGTCCCTCTGTAAACAAAGCCGGAGGCACTGTAACGGTACCTTCAGTATCTGGAGATTCTTCTGCACCCGCACCAGGTGGTGCCGCCAGCATATCACCTCCAACTCCGGATGATGCTCCTGGAGCCATTTCTAGTGGCGCAAGTTTAGATAATGATTCACAACAAATTGCAGAGCAACAAAGAATGGAATCTTCTGCTGATATGGGTTCAACAGTTAATGCACCAGTAACAAACAACAGTCAATCTGCAACTGGAAAAGGTTCATCTAAATTACCCGATGCTTATGATAATACATTAGCATTGGCAATGGCAAGAGCGTAACATGAGTATAACAACTCCTTCTCCCGTTGATGCTAAAGAAGAATCATCTTCTAATAGCATACAATTTCTAAAGATAATCGCACAAAACTTTTCGTCTGTGCCTTCTATGGCAAAAGACATAAACATTGTAAGGCAAAATATTGTAAAAATAGTTAAAATGCGTGGTGGTGAAAGTACAAACGTAGCTGATAAAGACTTTAAGAGATCGAGTGAAATAAAAAAAGAAGAAGAAAAAAAGAAAAAAGGAGAAGAAAAAAAAGAAAAACCTGAATTACAAAAGAAAAAGAAAGATGAAGAAAAATCATCCGGTTTATTCGATAAATTAAAGGGAAAATTTAAAGAATCAAAACTTGGTAAAAAAGTAACCGCAAAAGTAAACGTCGGTAAGAAATGGGCAATTAAAAAACTAGGCGCTGGTAAGAAATTAGCAGTAAAGGGGTTACTAAAAGGAATGTCTTTTATGAAAGGCGTACTTTTAAAAATGTTCAAAGTTATTTTTTCTCCAAAAATGATAATGAAAGTGTTAGGTAAAGTAGCACTACCATTACTCATTATTGCTCTAGTGTGGGAAGGCTTTTGGGGTGCATTTGAAGCATGGAAAGAAACTGGTTCTATTTGGGAAGCATTTAAGGGGTGGCAAGGTGCCATTATAGAATTTTTAACATTTGGCATTATTGATAAAAAGATGGTTGGAGAATTTTTAGATAAAGTTGCTGATTTTTTCAAACCAGTTGTTACGGCCGTATCTGAATTTTTTAGTAAAGTGGGTACATGGTTTTCTGAAAAATTTGAATTTGTTAAAAATTTATTTTCAAAAAAAATGCCAGTATCTAAGGATCAAGCAGATGGAACTGGTGAACAATTACGAAAAGAATTAGAGGAAAAAGAAAAGAAAAAGAAAGAAGAAGAAGAAAAAGCTCGTCAAGAAGCTGAGGCCGCTCGTAAAAATATAGAAGACCAAGCTAAACAAAGGCGAGAACGGCTAGAAAAAACCAGAGAAGCAAAAGAACAAGCTCGTAAAGATGAACAACGTAAACGAGAAGAAGAAAAAGCTGCAAGAGAACAAGCTCGTAAAGATGAACAACGTAAACGAGAAGAAGAAAAAGCTGCGCGAGCCAGACCGCCGGCTCC